TGGTAAACGTGGCACAAGATCATTACTAAGTGGCAGAGCTGGTGGACAAGGATTTAAGTTAGCTGGCAATCTTATGACTAAGGATACATTAGGTGTATAATGGTAATTGACGTAAAACCACAAACTCAAGAAAATATATATGAAAGTGATGTCAAGAGATTACTCTCACGATATACTTCAGCACAATCATTAAAAGACTTATGGTTACCAACATTTGAAGAATGCTATGAGTATACCTTGCCACAAAGAGAAAGTTTTTATTCTGAAAGCCCAGGGCGCAGAAGATCAGATAGGATCTTTGATGAAACTGCTGTAGTTGGTGTTCAAGAATTTGCTAGTAGACTACAAGCAGGGATTGTACCTAACTATGCTCGATGGGCTGATCTTGTAGCTGGTACAGAGATACCACCAGAGCAACAAAAAGAAGTTAACTTGATGTTAGATGAAGTTACTGAATATGTATTTGAGATACTACAGAACTCAAACTTTGCACAAGAAGTACATGAAACATTTTTAGATTGTGCAGTAGGCACTGGTGTTTTGCTTGTAGAAGAAGGTGATGCATTACAACCAATACGGTTCAAAGCAATCCCATTACCACAAGTAACACTTGATGCTGGTCATAACGATACTATAGATCATGTATATCGCATGCGTAGAATTAAGATGCGTGATCTGCAACATGCATATCCAAATGGTAAACTATCAGATAAAATGATGATGGATATGGTAAAAGGTGGTGATAAAGAATGTGAGATACTAGAAGTAGTTTATAGAAACTATTTTAATACAAAAGAAGAAGAACATATTTATTGTGTTATTGCAAAAGAATATGAACACAAGATTATGGAAGAAACATTTAAAGGTGTGGGTTCTAATCCATATGTAGTTTATAGATGGTCAAAAGTTGCTGGTGAAGTATATGGTAGAGGCCCAATACAACTTGCACTACCTGCAATTAAAACTGCAAATCTTGTTATCGAATTGATACTTGAAAATGCACAGATGAGTATATCTGGTATGTATCAAGTAGAAGATGATGGCGTTATCAATGTAGATAACATACAACTAATCCCTGGAACTATAATACCAAAAGCTGGTGGTTCATCTGGACTTACACCAATAGCACCTGCTGGTAATTTTAATGTATCTGATCTTGTGCTTCGAGATATGAGAACTAATATAAAGAAGGCTCTTTACAATGATATGCTCGGAACACCAAATGAAAAAACACCTATGACTGCAACAGAGATAGCAGAAAGAATGGCAGATCTCTCCAGACAAATAGGTGCTGCCTTCGGTAGACTACAAGCTGAACTTGTTAATCCAGTACTTCAGCGAGTAATCTATATACTGAAGAAACAAGGAAGAATTCAAATCCCAGTTGTCAATGGTAGAGAGATAAAGATACGTTCATCTTCACCTCTTGCACAAGCACAACATCAACAAGATGTTGCTACTATTGATAGATTTTTAGGTATGATGCAAATGAGGGTGGGTCCAGAATTGTTGAATATTCTAATTAAACAAGGTGAGGTTGCTAAGTTTATTGCAAGTAAATTAGGTATACCAGAAGAGTTAATTAGAAGTGAACAAGAGATGCAGGAGGCGGCTATGCAACTGCAACAATTACAACAACAACAACAGATGCAAGGACCACCTCAAGAGCCAACATAATATAGGAGGATATTATGCATGAGAGAGTACTTGTCATTAGTGATCTACACATTCCGTACCATCACAAAGATTCTTTTAAATTTCTCGAAGAAGTTAAAAAACAATTTAAGCCAGATACCGTTATCAATATTGGGGATCTACTTGATTTCCATGCTATTTCTTTCCATGAGCATAATCCAGACTTACCATCAATAGGCGATGAGTTAAGTATTGCAAAAGCTCATATTAAAGAACTAGAAAGCATATTCCCAGTCGTTACAGAAGTACATAGTAACCATAGTAGTTTGGTCTATCGAAGAGCAATTAAGTATGGTATGTCTGCACAATTCCTTAGACCATATGGTGAGTTTCTTGGCACTAAAAAATGGCAGTGGGTAGATGATATGACACTCAAACTTAGTAATGGTAAGAAGGTTTACTTTACACATGGGAAGTCAGCAGACATACTAAAGGTATCGCAGACTATGGGTATGTCAGCAGTACAAGGACATTACCATACTAAGTTTTGTATTAGCTATTGGGCGAACCCAGACGATTTATACTGGGGTATGAATGTTGGATGTTTGATAAATCAAAAGTCTATGGCATTTAGTTATGCAAAGAATTTTAATACACGTTTTGTATTAGGTTGTGGAATTATCATAAATGGTGTTCCCAGACTACTACCAATGGTGCTAGATAATAAAGGTAACTGGATAAAGGAGATTGTATGACAGACAGAATAAACCCAAGTTATTATCAGAAAGGTGTATGTGATTGTGGTAAGAAGCTACAGACTTATGACTTTGTTCGTGAGATGCCATACCCAGATGCTTCAGCAATAAAGTATATTGTTAGGCATAGAGAAAAGAATGGTGCAGAAGATATACAAAAAGCTATATGGTTTCTGCATGCAATATTAATTAAAGAATATGGAGTAGTGGATGGAAACACAAAACAATAAACTTATTGGCTTAGACAATATAGAAAGAACAGCAGAAGATGAACAGATGTTGAATGAAGCATTTTCTATTGCTTTTAATACACCAACTGGTGTAAAGGTATTAGAATACTTACGCTCGATATCTATTGAAACAGTAGCTGGTCCACAGATTGGTAAAGATCATTTGATGCATTTAGAAGGTCAAAGATATATTGTTGGGCTAATACAGAGAAGAATTAATAAAGGTAAAAGTCAAAAAATAATTAAGGATAAAACTAATGAATGAAAATGATAATGTTGAAAATCAAGTAGAAGAAACACCAACAGAAGAACAAGGTGAACCTACGACAACAGAGCCAGTTGAACGACCAGACTTTATACCAGAAAAGTTTTGGGATGCAAGTACTGGTGAAATAAATATTGAAGAGTTTGGTAAGTCTTATTCTAATCTTGAGAAATATGTAGGTGGTAAGAAAGATGAATTACGTGAAGTAATTATCAATGAACTATCAGAAGAAGCTGATTCTGAAAGACCAGAATCATATGAGCTACCTAAACTACCAGAAGGTGTATCAGAAGAAATGCTATCTGATAATACTATGGCAAAATGGTGGAAAGAACATTGTGATGAAAATGCATACTCACAAGAAATATATGAAGAAGGGATTAATAAATATATTGACAGTTATCTTGATAGTACACCTAACCTTGAGAAAGAAATGGAAAAGCTAGGTGAGAATGCCAATGCAAGATTAGATGCTGTAAACTCTTGGGCTTCTGCATTTTTTGCACCAGAAGAATACGAAGCAATAGCAGGTAGTTTGGGTGCTACAGCTGAAGGTATCGAAGCACTAGAACGTATGATGCAAACAACTATTGAAAGTGTATCCAGAGCAAATACTGTTGCTCAGCCAGAGAGACCACTAACATTAGATGATGTACGTAATATGATGAAAGACAAAAGATATTATGATCCTAAAGAAAGGGATGCTGCATTTGTGAGAAAAGTAGATGACGCATTCTCTAGGTTATACAGATAGGATTATATTGTGAAAAAACAATCCCAGAGGATTGCTGGAGATTAGCACCAAATATACGACAGATAGATAAGTATGAAATAGCACTATGGGGATTAGATCCTCTACAAGCATTGATGTTTCCTTTCAGAACAAAACTTAGCAACGTTCATACTTATACTATCTTCAATGATTTCGCAGACATTGTAGGTATATTTGGTGTTATGCCTACCTCAAAAGATATTACACATGGGAGGATATGGTTTCTAGCATCAGACTTGTTAGATAAATACTACGTAGACTTTCTTAGAAAGAATAAAAGATGGTTAGCATACCTCGAAGAACATTATAATTTTTTGGGTAATTATATTTGTTGTGAAAATAAAATATCAATAAATTGGCTAAAATGGCAAGGATTTAACTTTGTCGAACAACCAACACTTGTCAAAGGTGTAAAAATAATGTATTTCTATAAACAGTTACCAAGTGTAACTAAACAAGGAGTACAACCCATATTAGAAGAACTAGGCCCGATCTGGACAACTGAACTTCCCTAACATGGATAATTGTTTGTTTTTAACTTTAACTTTAGAAGGAGTACATTATGAGTACAACTATAAGTACAGCCTTTATTAAACAGTTTGAAGCTGAAGTACATATGGCATACCAACGTATGGGTTCCAAACTGCGTAATACTGTGCGATCAACCCAGGTAACTGGGAACCAAGCTCGCTTCCAAAAAGTTGGTACTGGCACAGCTGTGTCTAAAAGCAGACACGCTCAAGTCCCAACAATGGATGTAAGCCACTCAACAGTTGATGTAACACTTTCAGATTTCTATGCTGCAGACTATGTCGATAGACTAGATGAACTGAAAACAAACATTGACGAAAGACAAGTCCTAGCTATGTCAGCTTCTGCCGCTCTTGGTAGAAAGACAGACCAACTTATCATTGATGTGTTGGATGCAGGTTCTAACAGCAACAATGTTGTTCATGGATCTACTGGACTTACACTAGCAAAAGCACTAACTGTTTATGAAGCATTTGGTGAAGGGGATGTCCCAGATGATGGACAACGTTATTTTGTTGTATCACCAGCTGGTTGGGCAGACCTACTGCAGATAGATCAATTCTCACGTATGGAATATGTGGGTGAAGCTGATCTACCTTATGCTGGTGGTCTAACAGCCAAAAGATGGCTTGGATTTATGTGGTTCACACATTCTGGTTTATCAATATCTGGCATT